CATCAGCGACAGACATGTGGATGTCGCCCACCACCAGCAGCACCGGCACCTCGCAGGCTTTGATGCCTTCGATGATCGCCAGATATTCCGCGCGGTAGGTGAGGCTGTAGGCCGGGAAGTTGTTGGCGCTCCACCGGTTCGGGCAGATGAAGACCACCTGCGCATAGCCATCCGCCTTTGCCGTCGCCAGCCGGCCCAGGAACCAGGAAAGCTGGTCCCAAAACTCGTGCCCGGTCTGGTGGCCCATGATGGTGGCCTTATCCGCCGTCACGTCCCGATAGCGGCGCTGCGAAATGCAGTCGGGCATGAGCCAGAGGATGCGGCCGGTTACCGGGGCCTGCGCGACGATCAGCTTCTCCGGATCGGTCTCCCCCAGCGTCTCCTGCACCAGCGGGTGATGCGGGAAGCTCTCGCGGTACACCTTGCAGGACGCGGCGAACACGTCCTTGGTCGGCACGCCTTTGACCACTTCCGCCCAGTCCGGGTTCGCTCCAGCCCAGTCGTGGTTGTCTGGCGTCCAGACCATGCCGGTGTTGGCCAGCAGCGCCTGGGCGTTGGGCGAGGACACCACCTTGCGATGCGTGCGCTCGCGGATGATGCCGAGGTCCGTGGTGGCGTGGTTCGGATAGGCGTTGTCGCCGATCTGGAAGAAGACCAGCGCCTCCTCCGCCGCCATGGCATCGGCGATCGGCATGCGGAGCGAAGCCGGTACGCTCCAGCAGGAGCCTACCAAAACCTTGCCGGACCAGGGCGCCTTCTCCACCGGCATGGTCAAGATGCTCTGCCAGGAGCTGTCGTCCACCTGGCCGTCAATCCGCAGGTTGTACCAATAGCGCGTCAGCGGCTGCAGGCCGGTCACCGCAGTCTTGTACTGATGGTACTGCCGCACGTTGTCGCGCCGCAGCGGCTCGGTCGGGCGCGGGTCGATCTCGCGGATGCGGGCCTTGCGCGCCGGATCATCGGTCACCAGCAACGCCACCCGCTGCGCCGCCTGGGTGACATCGGCCGCCACCACGAAGCTGCTGGAGGACTGGCTGCCGGCGGTCATGTTCCAGCAGCCCTTGGCATCCGCGCCGCAGCGCCACTTGCCGCGCAGCTCGCGGTCCCGCAGCCGTTCCTGGTCCTGCGTCAGCGCGCCATCCAGCCAGAGATGGATCGCGCGCAGGATGCCGACGAAGGGCTGCTCACCGGGCGCGCGGCAGCCGATGTACTTCTGCCCGTTGCCCGAATAGGCGCTGGTGAGCGCCACGCTGGTGCCGATGTTCTGCCGGCCGTTGACGCCATAGGCGTGCAGGTCAGAGCCGCGCCGGCTGTAGAACAGCACCGCGCCGTCCTGCCACGACGGGCCCACCTCAGACACCGACACGTAAGAGCCGAAGATCAGGCTGGCCGCGACGCGCGGGCGCTGGCCGTTGATCTCCAGTTGGAAGCCACCGTTGGTGTTGCCCATGCCCAGGATGGTCTGACGCAGGCTGTCGGAGGCAGACGAGAACACGGCCGCCACGGACAGCTCGCTGCCATAGGCGCGCGGCAAGTCGAACAGCAGGTAGGCGGTGCCGTCGAATTGCACGCCCGGCCCCTGTTCGTCCTGCACCACCTTGGGGCGCAGCGCTGTGTCCGGCTGGTAGGCGCGCACGCCCGGCGCCACCTGCCACTCCACCACCCCGCCCGCCTCGTCCAGCACCAGGCCCCGGTCGGCAGAGATCACATAAGTCGGGTCCGGGATGTCACCGGCGATGAAACTGCGCTTCGTCGGCTCGCTCAGCGCCCCCGCTGGCCACACGCGCACCCGGCGGATATGCGTCTCGCCCGCACGCGGCTCCAGCAGCAGGGAACCCGTCGTGATGGTCAGGTTGTCCTGCCAGGTCGCGATCGTGTCCTCGACCAGCACGTCATAGGTGCCGGGCGCCAGGTCGATGCTCAGCGAGCCACCCTCGCGCAGCGCCTCGACGCCAGCGGGGATCAGGCCCACCACGGCCGTCGCCACCTGCGCCTCGATGCCGACGATGCGCAGCACCGCGTTGAGGTCGGAGGCGCCAGCGACGGTCAACCGCAGACCCGGCCGCGCATAGGCATAGGTGGCCGTGGCCGGCATGGTGCGCGTGGCACTCGCCTCCTGGGAGGCAGCGGGAGCGTCCGAAGGCACGAACGGCACGGAGGTAATGGCCAACTGCGTGTCGGTCGCGTCATAGACGCGCACAAAGGCCTCGCAGGCCACCACGGGCGCCAGGCTGCCGGACAGGAACCGGGGATGCATCAGCACGCTCAGCGGCTGCGACAGCCCAACGCCACGGCCGGCGCCTGGGGTGGAGGTGTCGGCATTCTCCGGGTCGCTGTCGTCGCGGTAGGGCACCTTGTCGAACAGGATGTTGACGTAATACCGGCTGTTGATCGTGCCGCTGGTGCGCCCGCCTAAGGTGATGTCGATGCCATCCATCCCGCCCTCGCTGGCGGGCGCCAGGGATGCCGTGGCCGCAAGGTTCAGCGTGGAGGACAACTCCCAGCCGGTCGGCGCCGCGGCGCCCGCCTCGAACACCGCGCGAGGATTGGCGAGCTGGTTGCGGCGGCTCGGCCGGATCGGGATGCCCGCCGGCAGCCAGGCGCCGGTCGCCGCGTCGTAGTAGTGGTCGAAGGCGGGCACGTCCGGTGCGGAGACGACGCCGAGCGAGCCCTGCCCGTCGAAGTAGCTCTCGTGGCCGCTGCCCCGGGTGAAGGTGGCAACAGCCGGCAGCGGGCCCTGGGCGAAGTCCAGGTCCACAAGCGGCGGCGGCTCCTCCTGCGCGGGGAGGGAAGCGGCAATGCGCTGGATCGGCCGCATCAGGCGAGGCTCGCCGTGTCACCGGACAGGTGCACCGTGACACCGCCGATATTGTCCCACACGACCTGCAAGGCAGCAGCCGCACCCCGGCCCGCCGTCGCGTTGTGGCCGAGCCGACTAAAGACCGGCTTCCCGTCCCCACGCACGAACCGGATGATGCCCCCGCCCACCTGCAGGAAAGTCCACATGCGCCCGATGTGCTCCGGCACGATCAGCGCGGCGGGGATCGTCACCAACACGTCCAGATCGGCGGTCGTGACAAGCTGGCGCCCGGCCGGCAGCGACAGAGTGGCCGAGAGGCCAGTGACCAGCAGGTTGTCGATGCGGCCCTGCACGACGCCTAGGCCGGCGGAGGCGCCGGCAGCGGCGCCGGCAGCCTGCACATCGCCCCAGGGCAGAGTGCCGGAACTGGTGACGGCAATGTCACCCGTGGCGCCGACCTGATAGGTGATCCACGCCCGCTTGCGCACCGGCGCTTCGATGCCGAGCCACACCGTGTAGGCGCCAGGGAATGGACCAGGCACCACAACGCGCCAAGAGCCAGGGATGGCCTCCTCCGGCACGAGTGGCTGATCCAGTGCTTCCTGCCCCTCAGCGACGGGGGCACGGTACAGTGCGGCTACGCCAGTAGCGCCTGGCACCAAAGCGCCAGTCAGCCTATCGCGCACATCAAACCAGACGACTGCGTCTGAGCCGGTAAATTCAATCTGCCGGCGCGCGGACTTCCTGGGCCCAAGGCGCGGCTCCAGGATCACGTCGAGGCTGCCCGACATGGCAATACTCCAGATTGTGGGGGTGATCAGAGGAGGACGGCGGCCCGGAACAGGTCGTCGATGCCCTCGCTATCGAGGCCGAGGTCTGTGGCGACGCTGATCAGCAGAGGATTGTCCCGCCGCACTTCCAGCGCGTACTCCCATTCGTCCTGCGCCTCGTCACCCGCAGCGTCCATGGCTTCCTGGACCTGAGGCAGCAGGCCGGCCGAGCGCAGGGCCTTGCGGGCTTGCAGCGGTGTGACGCTCTCCGGCACGGGGACGCGCGTCGAGGCGCCGTCGCCGACCTGGGCCAGCGCCGCATTCAGCGCCGCCTGCGTGACGCCTTCGACATAGAGCCGATCGCCATCATAGCGACGGGCTGCCATGTCGCCGTTGCCCGCGAGAGTGGCGATGCGGACCAGGTCCGCCTGCGGAGAAACCAGAACCGATGCTGTCATCAAAGCCTCACCACGGTCAGGTTGGTGGCCAGTGTGCCGCCGGCCACCAGCGCAGCCCCGCTGTCCTGCGACACCTGCATGGTCAGCGTGTCGTTGGTGTTCAGGCCGCCACGCCAGGAGCCGCGCAGCCCAACCTGCCCAAGCCCTGCAGCGACCTTCTGGTCAACTGCGAGTGCCAGGCTGTTGTTGATGACGAGTGATAGATTGCGAATGCCCGCGCCGTTGCTGGCGAACAGCACATTGGCCTCGACAGAGTAGATGCCCCCCATGGGGAGCACGACGCCATTGTAGTTGCCACCGGACCCTGAGGCGCCGCCGAGCGTGTTGGCCCCCACCGTGTCGAACGAGAATGTGGTGGCAGTCGCGTTTGGGATCGAGCGCGCAACCGTCGAAGACAACTGGCTGGTCAGCGCCTGCGACATCATGGCATTGGGCACCACGCCATCCGTGTTGAGGTAGGCCCAGCGATCCGCCACCCCCACGCAGGTAATCCGCCGCGTGCCGGCCGACCAACTGACAGCGGTTGTGCCACCGGTATGGGTCCGGATGATCCGCGCCCGCGAGATGGTGCTGGGGCTGCCAGCCGTCAGCACGCCCTCGAACAGCTCCCACTGGCTACTGTCTTCGGTCTCGCACAGCCACGTGTAGCGCCGGCCCGATACTCCGCCGGCGGCGAACGGGTCGAGATACCCGACAGGCGACGCACCGAGGGAATAGCTGCCCGTGCCAGTGGTCGTGGTCGCGACCCGGCAGCGGTCCAGCAGATAGACCTGATCCGCCATGTCAGCGGTCCTCCTGTACGGTCAAGGTAGCGGTGTGCAGCAAGCCGCCCTGGCTCCAGGCTTGCCGCGGCTTAGGGGCGGGAATGGCCGTCAGCTTGCCGATCACGGCGGTGCGGGCCGCGCGTTCGGTGCGCGGGATCGCCATCACCTGGCGCTGGGTGCCGGCGCGCAGCCCGATGTCTTCCAACTGGTCCGCCTGATCCTGGCTGAGCTGCGGCATCTCGAATTGGATGCGGCGGCGGGTCGGCTGCGCGGTCTCGTCGAAGGTCGCCGGGCCGTAGCCGCTCTCTGACAGGAACCGCTCCGTCCACATGCCGGTGCCGACCCAGAGCCGGCCGAACTGGAGGTAGGGCTGGCTGCTGGAGAAGCGCAGTCGCAGGTATCGCGCGGTGACGGCGGCGGGCAGAACCCAGGCCCAGTAGCCGACCGGCATGGCGAGGCTGCCAGAGAAAGAGCCGGCGTCCGTGTTGCCCATGGTCACGGCCGACAGGATTGCCGTCACGGTATCGCCGGGCGCCGGCAGCAGACCGTCGCGCGGCGCCTGCAGGACCACCGCCCGCACCTCACGCAGCGCCCCCAGGTCCACATCCAGGGTCCGCACCGTAACCGAACCCGTGCGCCAGACTTCGCTCAGCACGGGGGTCAGCAGCGCCCGGACGCCGAGCCCCACGACCTCGCTGTTGGTCGCGATCGACACGCCCGGCAGGTCGGCCCAGCTGCCGTCCGAAATCAATGTCGGCATGTCATCCCCACAGCCTGAGAGTGATGGCGTCGCCTGATTGTTCGGCACCGATGACGCACCAGTTGCGGTCGCCCAGCAGCGGATGCTCCACCGCGATGATGTCGCCAAGGTCTACCAAGTGCCCCCACTTGCCGACCGGCACGCGCCAGCGGCGGCGGCGCACCCCGTGTAGAGCCAGCAGCTCGACCGCCAGGGTCTGCGCATCCCCCTCAGCATCGAAGCCTGAGACCAGCGGCTCGGGATCGGTGGCGGACGGGTAGAGGACGCTGATCGAGGTGTCGTAGGCGGTGGCAACCTGCTGTGCCGTTCCATAGGCGGCGACCAGTGCCGGATTGCTGCTGGCGATGCCGAACAGGTCGGTGCCGCTCTGCACGGTGTCGAGCACGCGATAGGCGACACGCTGCCGCCAGCGCGGCGCCGCCCCCGCATCCTCTGTCGGCTCAGCGGTCAGCATCCACCTGTCGAAGGTGGCCCGCGGCCCCACCAGATCAGGCCGCGTAAGCCGGCCGGCCACGATGCGGCCCAGCCGGTCCGAGCCCCACCAGCCGGCGCAACTGCTGAGCACCTGATCCAGGGCAGCGGCCACCGTGCCGGAGCGCCAGACCCAGCCGGCCAGTCCAGGCGGCAGCGCGGCAAAGCTGCCGGCTACGATCCGGTCGCTATCCAGGCCACCAGGGCCGAGCAGGAGCGCCAGGGCAATGCCGCCATGGCTCCCGTCTCCGGCCGCCTGGGCATCTACCGTGATTTGCCCCGCCGGCGGGCTGCCGGTACGGATCAGGCCGAAGGCGCGGCAGGTAGCGAAGGACGACTGCGGCAGGCTCGCCGCCAGCAGCGCCGCCAGGGTCGGGAAGTCGCCCACGGGCGTGAGTGGCGCACCACCGTCCCGCACTCCGTCCACGCTCAGCAACACCCCCTCGGTCACCTGCCAGACCAGTTGCGTGGCCAGCAGCGGCGTAGGCTTGATCTGGCGCTTGTAGCCCAGCAGGCGCGGCCGGTTCTGGCCCGCCAGGCTGGCATCGCCCTCAAGCCCGCCAGTGCCGGCGTAGACGCTGCACACCGGCACAGACAGGTCGGAGGCCGACGCCTGCAGCCCGATCGAGAGCCGTGACGAGCGCCGCGCCGGGCTGGTGATGCGGAGGTCGGCCACGCGGCCAAACTCGCTGTAGCCAGCGCGGATCGGCGTCCGGTGCGGGCCGCGCCGGACGGTCGCCGGCTGCCCCGCCATAGTCCAGGCGCCTAGGAGATAGTCCAGCGCGCCATCGCTGTTGTCCAGCAGCAGCTCGCCAGCCTGAAAAGACAGGCGCGCGCTGTCCTCCGGCAGCACCCGCATGGAGCGCACCAGTGACGGCGCCTCCACCAGCCGGCGCAGATAGGCTGTGTTCGGCATGGCGGCATCGCCCGGCTCGCCGATCCATCCCCGCAGGCTGTAGCGCCAGACCACCGGCGGGTTGGTCACGGCCGCCGCTGCATCCGGCACAGCGCCCACCGCGCCGCCGCCCGGCTGGCCCAGCGAGGGCGGCAGCACGTCCACGGGGATCGGGGCGCTGCCCAACTCCACCAGCCATTCGTCCGGCAGGTCGGGCAGGTCGGTGACGGCGAACTCGGACGAATAGCGATCCGCGCCCGCAGGCGCCATGCCGGGCCCGGTAACGCCCGGCGCTGCAAGGCCGGTCATCGCGTGGCCATCCCTTCAAGCTGGAGGCGGAGCAGCTTGTTCTCGTTCTGCAGGTCGTCCAGCTTCGCCACGATGCGGTTGCCGAGGTTCTCGGTGCTGTTCCGCATGATGCTGTCCATGCTGCTGGTGGTCAGCGTGTCCGCCGACAGGTTCCCGATGCTCTCCGCCGCCGCGGCAATCTGCCCCTGCACCATTCCAAAGCCAGCGCTGGACCCGTAGTAATCCCTGGCCGCGCTCCGATAGCTGCTGGCTACACTGGTGAACTCGGAGATGGCATCGTAATCGCCAGCCGAGGCCCGGGCCGCCACATCGTTGAAGTCGCGCCCCAGCAGATCGAGCTTCGCCTGCGGCGACAGCAGAGAACTGCCATCCGTCTGCATCGAGCGAATGAAGTCGGTGATGCCGCCAAGCGTGCCCACCACGCTCTCCTGCGCCTGCTCGCGGCGCTGATTTTCGAGCGTGGCAGCTTCCTCATTGAAGCGACGGATGATCGCCGCCCGCTCTTCCGCTAGCGTCTTCTCCAGCAGCACCATGTCCGTCATGCCATCAGAGGCCGCCGACAGCCGCTCCGCATTGGCGCGGCGTTCCTGATCCCACAGCGCCCCCTCTAGCGTCTCCGACTGGCCGGAGGCGGCCTGGAAGCGGTCCCACAGGCTGTTGCTGCTCGCCATGCTGGCCATGTCGCGCTGCCGCGTCAGGGCCTGATACTCGGCATCCAGGGTACGCCAGCGGTCCGCCGTGAAGGTGCCCCGTGCCTCGGGCTGGATGTCGAGGTCACGCAACTGGTCATCCAGCGCCCGCACCTCAGCCTGTGCCGCCTTGCTGAAGTTCTCGATTTGCAGCACCAGCGACGACGTGCCCGAAGCCAAGGCCTGACGCTGGCTGTCGCTTGTCGTGATCGCATCAAGCGTCGCAGTGCGCTGGTCGATCAGCGTCTGCACCGCCCGCTCGCTGACCGCATTCAGGTCATTCACGGCAATGCCCAGTTCCTGCGCCTTGGTCTTTGCCTCGTCGATGGGCGCGACAAGGGCTTTCACTTGCTGCACGAAGGCCGCCGTCGGCGTGACGCTCTCGGCGATCATCGACTTGTAGTCGTTGTTGTACCAGGACAGGTTGGCCAGGGTCTTGTCGGGATCGTCCACCCCAGAGCGGGTGATCACCGAGCGAACATTGGCGTCGGTGGTCTGCTCGGCGGCCGTCAGAAGGATGCGCTGAACGAAGGCGCGGGTGACCGCTGTAACCCCTTCCTCGTTCATCTCGCCGTGCAGCTTGTCCTCGCCGAAGAAGACGTTCAGCCCGTCCCGCGCACCGACCGCCACCCGGTAGGAAGTCTCCACCCGGTTATCCGGCACCGAGGTGACATCAGCCACCTTCTGAGCGACCGCCAGCAACTGGCCGCCGATGGACAGGGCCTGGTCGCGGTTCTCCTGGCTAAACCTGTCGCCGTTCAGGCCGCCCACCGAGGGGTTGGCCGGATCGTTGGTGTAGTAGGTCGCGGTGCCGGTACGGTCGGACGGCTTCTGGCCCGGCAGCAGGGCGCCCAAGACGAGCAATGCTGCGGCCGCGATCCAGCCGTAGACGGGGATCGTGGCGCCATACATGGCCGCCGCCGACAGTCCCGCCGTGGCGGCGCCGCCGGCAGCCTGGGTGTAGCCACCCACGCCGCCGCGCTGCACGCCGGTATAGGCGCCGTAGAGACCGCCAGCGATGCCAGCGACGCCCATAGCCGCGCCGCCATAAGAAAGAGCCGACGCGCCCGATGCAGGAGCCGATACGCTGTTGCCGAGCGTCATACCGGTGTCAGCAAATGCGCCCAACTGCCCTGCAGCAGCGGCATTGCCGCCCCAGCTAACCGCCGTCGTGTTCAGCGCGCCATCAAGCCACCCGTACCCGGTGTTGAAGGCGGTCGTTCCGTTGATGTAGTTGCCCGGGTTGATCCCGCTCAGCTTGCTGTAAGCAGAATAGGCCTGCGCGCCCTGCTGGACGTAGCCGACGATGCCGCCACTGCCGTCCGTGATGGCGAGGTTGCCGCCGCCACCGGAGAGTGCCGTGGAGCCCATGAGCCCGGCGATGCTGCCCCGGGTCCCGCCGAACATAGCGTTCAGAGCTGGATTGACGATCGCCATACGCAGAGCGGCCTGGGCGATCTCGCTCAGCACGGCCTTGGTCACGTTGCCGAAGCCAACCGCTCGGCCTTTGCCCTGCACGAACGCCTCAGTGATCGCGCTGCCGATGCGGTCGAAAGCCTGCTCGCCCACGCGCGCCAGCTCGTCGAAGCTGTTCTTGCGCTGGGTGAAGTCAAGGTTCTTTTCGTAGATCTCGCTGACGAGCTTCAACCGCTCCGCGATCTGTTCCTCGTCTTTGACCCCCTCGCGGTTCAGGGCCTGCTGTTCTTTGAGGATCGCTAGTGCCCGCCCGCGCTCATCAGCATTGCGGCTGAGCAAGCCGCTCTCCTGATCCATAAAGGAGAGGGTCTCTTTGTAGCCGTCGATCATCTTCTGCGAGTTGTCGAAGATGCGGTTCTGGCGGTCCTGCTCTTGGTCGTACTGCTGGTTCTGCTCACGGATAAGCGCAGTGACTTCCCCGAGCGCAGCTTTGTCGGCCGCAGCCCTCTCGCGGGCAGACTTCGCAGCATCCTTGGCAGAAGTGTCGAGGCGCTTTAGTTCATCATTCTGCTTCGACAGTGCGGAGGTGCGCATCTCCGAAGCCTGCGCCTCGCTGATGTATCCATTGCGCAGCATCGCATTGATCTGCGTGACCTGATCCCGATATTCTTCCTGGATCTTGAACTTCTCGTCGAAGCTGGACCGGAGTGCGGTGACCCCGAACGGATCACGGGAAGTGGGGCCATACTCCTCGACGCCGACGCGGCCAGCGCGGTCCAACCGGGACAGCCCTTCCCGCAGGCTATCAGCCTCGCGCTCCGCCGCCGCAAGCTCGCTCCTTAGGTTCCGAATATTCAGGACTGCACGCGTCTCAATATCGCGCGCCTCGTTGTCCTCTGCGCGGTAGAGCGTTCCTCCCGTGGGCGCCCGGACATCCCGCAGAAAGCCCTCTTCCTCAGACAGCCGGCGTCGCAACTCAGTGCTGCCTGAGGTAACCTGGCCAAGGCGCTCGGTGGTCTGCCGCCGAAGCTCACCTTGCTGCAGGTTCGCAAGGCGCGCGGCACGCTCGCCGGCGGTCAGGAACAAGTCGTTGATCTGGCGGAGCGCAATGGCCGTCTGGCCGGCGCTTCGGGTCATGGCGTCGAGCGCGTCTTGACCCTTGGCCTTCGCCTGCTCGGCATTGCTGGCGGCCGTCAGAAATCCAACGGCTACCGTGCCGATGGCCAACGCGGCGCCTGCGACGGCCCCAGCTGGCCCGAACATGCCCAAGAACTGGGAGCCCTGTTGGCTCAGCGCCACAAGTGAGCTGGTTCCGCCTTGAACTTGGACAGTAAAGTCTTGGAGCTGATACCCGAAGTTTTGAACCTTCTGGCGCAGATCCCCCATTGATGCGCCGGCTTGGTCGGCCGCACCAGAAACGCCACCAAGCCCGCTCTTCGAAGCGGCCCGCTGCGCCGCCTTGTCCAGCCGCTCAAGTGCGGCCTCGCCGTCCTTGCCCATCTGCTCCAGCTGGGCGCGGACCTTCTCAGCGTCCTTCACGCTCAGCGTCAGGGTAATGGAACGGCTACCGCTCACGGGCACCTCCGCTGAAATGGGCGTTCGAGGCAAGGGCCCGCTACCGTTCTGGCGGCTGGCTTGCTATCGTTCTGCGGTTGAATGGGGGGATTGAAATGCGATTACTGATTGCCGCTTCTGCTTTGTCTGTGCTGACGGCCTGCGCTCAACCAAACTACCGTGGAACTACATTTATCCCAGGTAATTCAACGACTTCACTACAAGAATTCAAGCCGTCCATTAGGAAGATTGACGATCAATTCCGGCCGAATATCGTCTTTGAAGCTCAACCTAAGTTCGTTCTAGGCAACCCAAGCCAAGCAATATTTCTTGGTAATTCTTCAGCTGAGACAACTATTCAGGGAATTAAGCCAAGGGCAGGAGGTCAAACGCGGATTGTCGCCGGCAGCATTATCAGCCAGTCAATGGGCGGTTGGGGGCGCTTCCAAGAAGCCCGCGATGATCGCGCCAAGCTCCTGCCCCTTCGGCGCACTGGCAGCGACGTGACCTGTTCTGGCCGGGCGAGCGGGCACTGCACATACATTGAAGTAGTTGAAGTGGATCTACCCATCGAAGACCTGCGGCGTGTCGTTAACGAGGGGGAACCAGGGTATCGGTACAAGCTGTTCGGCGGGTATGAGCAGCCAGTCGCAATACCTGCCATCTACATAAAGTCGCTATTCTCGGAAATGGGCATCCCGCTCACAGTAGAGCCAGCCAAGCCGGCACCTCCAGCCGCGCCGGCACGCCACCGGCGCTAACCCTCACCCTTCGCCGCCTCTTCCTTCTCCCGCGCCTCCGCCCTGCCCTCGTCCAGACCCTTCGCCGCCGCCATGATGATTGGCGCGGCGGTGGCTGGATCGACGCCGAGGCTGCCGGCGACGGAGATGGCGGCGGGCACGTCCACGCGGGCACCGGCCATGTCCTGCACGATGCAGGCAGAAGTGGCCATGTCGCACGCGGCGCCGGCCTCAGACTGAGGCGCGTTTACGATGCCAGGGCAGGCTGCGCATCGGCCGGGGCAGCTTCGGCAGTACGCTTCGCCCCCCGAGCCTTTCCAGCGCCAGAGGGCGCGGACCCGTTTCCCTCCGCAACCACCTCCAGAGCGGCGCGGTCGTACTCGCGCAGGAAGGCCGGCCCCAGGGCGGGGTGAGCAGCAAAGGCATCCAGAGCCTCGGGGGAGATGGGCAGCGGCTGGTCATCATCACCAGCGATGCCCTCCCAGGCCTCAATCCTGCTCACGAGAGAGCGGATGCGCGCCTGAGCAAAGAAGCCCTCAAGCTCCGAGATCTGGTCGTTCGACAGGGCGTCCCCGTCCTGCACGCCCATGACTTCCCGCACGGCCGCGTAGGCCCGGAAGCCCGCGTGTTCGGCCGTGCGCAGCATGGCGGTGCTGCACGGCGGCACAAAGACGCGGACCCCGTTTCCGAGATCCAGCCAGGAGGCGGCAGCCGTCAGACGGAGCTTCAGCATCAGTAGGAGGCCTTCTGGTTCGAGAGAGTGACGCGGACCATCGAACCGACAGTGGGGTCGAAGGCGGCACGCCAGGAGATCGGCAGTTCGATGCCGGCGGGGCCGCTGACCTGCACGCCGGGGCGCGACAGGAACACGCGGGGGAACTCGAACTTCAGCGCTTTCGTGGGGGAGATCTGAAAGCCGTATTCCAGCGCGCAAGGCGTTCCGGCCATTGCCTGGGTCTTGAGATCATTGGTGGTGAACCGCACCCTCAGGTCGCCATCGGCGGTGAAGTTGCCGTAGTCCACCTCCTCAATCCGATTGTCCGCGCGAACCGTCTGGACGCCGGACATATTGTTGGAGAGGTTCGCCCGGCCACCCGTCACCTTGCCGAGCGTGGCTCCGTCCTTCTTGATATAGGAACTCGGCCGATAGAAGCGCTGGGGTGCTTCCAGGGTCGGAGTTCCAGCGCCGGATGTGGTGGTGGTGGTTTCGCCGAGGCCCATGAGGCCCACGGTGGCGTTCGCCGGACCGGTCGGAGCGATGTCGAACGACATGGAGCCGCACTTCACGCCCAAGTACTTGTCGTAGGACGGTACCTCGGGGAAGGCCTTCTCCATGGTGAAGTCCGGCAGCGTCGTTTTGCCAGAGGTGAAGACATGCACCTTGTCCGTCGTGCCGGTCACGGTGGCCGGCCCCAGCAGCATCTTCAGCCAGTAGCCGAAGTTGACCGTGTCAATGGGGACCGAAGCTTCACCGCCGACCGTCAGCGTTTCCAGGTACGGGTCGCTGCCATCGCGCCCGATCCCCGCGCTCAGCAGATCGTCGCTGCCGAGGGCCTGGGAGCCAGTGAGGCCGAAAGACAGCACAGGCAACTGGACGAAGTCGCCCGTTGCCAGCGTCTCGGCGTTGGTCTGCTCCTTCACATAGAGCTTGAAATTCGAACCGTGTGCGGTCGCCATTGGTCAGGCTCCTTCCATGCCGGCCGCGCCGGTCGTGTATGCGTAGGAGGTGAAATCGAACTGCGCCCAGGCGCGCGCCCGGTTGAAATCGGGGGGCTCTGGCATGCGGTCGTAGAGGACGGGCGCGTAGTCCTCGCCCGGCTGGAAGCCGATCAAGGCCTCGAGAAGCTGCCGGCGAACCTCCAGCAGCTTGGATGCCGCCGACAGGCCGGGTTCATCCGTGGTGTTCGGCACGGCCACCACCACGCCAAAGCGCGCCGGCATGCCCTGCGCGAGCGGACTGATCTCGGCGTCGCCCTCCCCTTGGTCGTGCAGCGGCACCACAAAGGCGTGCGGCACGGGCAGGTCGTCGCTCTCGATCGCGGAGCGCAGGGCCAGGGCACCGGCGACGCGCATCCCGAAGATCGGGCACGCTTCGCGAATGCGGGGGATGATCAGAGAGGGCTCCAGCATCAGACCCTCACGAAGTCGTCGATGGCTGCGACCACGGCGGCCTCCAGCTTGGGTTGGTATTTCTTCTGGAGCGGCGTGAAGACCGGGCGGGGAGCGCGCACGCCGCCCCTACCCTTGACGCCCTTCTTTGCGGGCCCGGCGCCGAACTCGAGAAAGTGGCGATAGAAGGCGAGGCCGCGGGTTTCGAAGACCTTGGCGCCGAAGCCGTTCTCGCCCTTGGGGAACTTCGTGCGGATGGACGCCAGCAGGTTTCCGGATGCGCGCGCCGGTGGCTGGCCAGGCGCCGAGGCGGTGTAGGCCGGCACATTGCGCCCCTTGGTGAAGAAGCGCTTGGCGTTGCGGCGCGTGCCCTTCGCCGCCGGGTAGAACCGCCCAGTGCCGGGCTTGCTCAGTTGCGCGATGACCTCAGCCCGACCTTCCCGCGCCACTTTGCGGATGGCGGCACGGATGCCGTTCTCCAGCTTCACGGCATTGGTGCGCAGCTTGAGGAATTCGCCCGCGCCTTCGATCTGGAGACCGACGCTCATAGGTCGTCCTCCCCAGGCTTGAGTTCTTCCGCCTCGATGACCAGCCAGCGGCGGGTGCCGTCCGGGTCGCGCAGGCGCTGAACCTTGAACCGCTGTTCGGTCCCGCTGCGGCGGATGCGGTTGAAGTCAGTGCGCGGGCGGTAGCGGATTGTGATCCGGTGGGTGATGCGCTCTTCGATCTGCACGCCGGCCTGATAGGCAGCGCCGCCGACGCCCTCGATGGCCGCGAAGGCGTCGCCCACCTCGACGTAGGAGGTCTTCAGGTCATGGCCGCCATCCACCCCCTGCTTCCGCTGCTCCAGCACGACGGAGTGGCGTAGCTGGCCGGCGGCGAAGGCTGGCATCAGGTGCGCCCGGTGCTCTGCGCAAGCCGCAGGATGCGCACCTCTTCAGCCAGCGCGTCCACGCGCTTCATGACCGGGGCAAGGGCTTCCAGCAGTGCCGATGCGTCGATCTTGAGCGTCAAGATCCGCTCATCAGCCATCCTTCTCGGCCTTCTTCGCCTTGGCCGGCAGCTTCGCCATCTCCATGGCGATCAGCTGATCCGCATGGGCCTTGGTGGTCGTAAAGGTTTCGCCCTCGGCGATCTGGCCAGCGGGGACCAGCAGCGGCCGCGTGGCGACCACATCGACAGTCTCGGACATGTGTGGGGCTCCTACCCGATGAGCTGATACGGCCGGATCAGCCGCATGAAGGCGGGGTTCTCGGCCAGCATCCGCGCCGAAGCACCGGACTTCTCGGCCTCGGCCTCGCGGTTCTCGTAGAGCGACCCCAGGGCCAGCAGCACGGCGGCCTTCAGGGGCGCGGGAATGTGGTCGGCGGTCTCGTAGCCGGCGGTGAAGCGGATCACGGCAGAGCCCGTGCCGTAGCCGTAGGACCAAGCGCTGCTCCAGCCGTGGCTGAACTCGATCTCGCCGCGGCCGCACGTGGGGCCAGAGGGCGCGTGCACCGTATAGTCGGCGGCCAGCACTACGGCGCCATCGACCGTGATGCTCTCGACAGACAGAAGCGGCGCCAGGGGCAACTGTGTACGGTTGGCCGTAACTAGTTGCGCGCAGCCGTAACCGGTTGGCTGCAGCCGATACTCCCAGGTCTGCGGCAGCAACGCCCGGCCCGTCATGTCCTGCACCGACTGCGCTGCCGCAGCCACGTACAGGTCGATCATGATGTCGTCTGCGGTCTGATCCTGCCGGAGATGCTGGCGCGCGATATCGGTCGCAATCACCGGCCCAGTCGGTGGCGTGATCAGACGCAGATCAAGCATGGGGTCAGGACTTCTTCGCCGACAGTTTCGGCTCAGGCTTCGGCTCAGGCTTCACGGGCTCGACCCGCTCGACCAGACCATTCAGTTCCAGATCGCGCGCCCGGTCTTCGGTCACGGTGAACTCGTCGCCCATCATGATGTCGCGGCGTTCTTCGCTGCCATAGAACACTGACAGGCTGCGGACGGGCACATCGGCCATGTCGTCCTCCTCTATGTTCAGGGAAAGAACGAGCCGCCGAAGCGGCCCGCCTAGATCACGGAGCGGCGACCAGCGTGCCCTTCACCAGGGCTGCAGGACGATAGACCGTCAGCGCCAGGCGCTCCTCGGCCAGAACGGTGACCATGTTCTTCACGAAGTTATCGCGGTCCTCGGTGGAGATGAGGACCGTCGCATCCCAGCGATCCCAGATCTGCGCCGCCATGCGGAAGGAGCCGGTCAGGAAGTTGTTGACCGTCATCGCCTGCGTGGCCACCACCGGCAGGCCCCAGAGGGTCGGCGCGATGGTGCCCTGCGGATTGCCGATGATGTACTGGCCAGTCGTGTCCTTGGTCAGCTCGATGGCAGCCCAATCGCTCGGGTGCATCACGTAGCCGTCGGCCTCGTATTCGGCCAGGGCGGCTTGCAGGGCAGCAAGGCGCAGCGTGTCGATGCGGGTGGCATCGGCGATGGTGATAGGAGCAGCGTAGGCCGTCGCCTGCGGCATCAGGCCCAGCAGGTTCTGACCGGTGCCGTCGCCCATCAGGATCTGGGTCTCTTCAACCTGCTCCAGGCCGTAGCGCAGGCGGCTGTCGATCATCGACATCAGCATCGGCGCGTCGGAGAGGATCTGCTTGGAGGCAGGGATCCAATGCGCGATCACCTTGGCCGTGGTGCTGGCCATCGTATAGGTGATGTTGCTCTCCGGCTTCAGGGCGCCTTCGGCCACGGTCGCCGCATTGTTGGTGACCACGTTCTCCTTCGCGTACTCGATGGAGCCCGAAGTCATGCGGCCCTGCGCCAGCAGGTTGCGGATCGTCATGCGGCGGCGCGGGATCTCGATGATGCCCGGCACACGCTGCGCCGGCACCAGAGACGAGCCGACCGACTGACCGCCGGACGACGCGGTGGTGATGGCCTTGACCTCCAACTGGAGGTGACCACGCCAGCGCTCGCCCTGCTCCAGCATCGACTTGACCTCATCGGCCTCGACGAACTGGGCGCCGGCGCTCTTCATCTCCGGCTCGCGCTCGGCATCGCCGCGGCGAGCCATCTTCTGCTCCAGGTCGGCGACGGTGGCCTTCAGGCCATTCATCTCCACCAGAGCCTTGTCGGCGTTGGTCTTGGTCTCGCCGGTCGCATCGCCGAGGTTCTTGATCTCGCGCTCGACACGCTCGGCGAAGCGCTTCACCTCGTCGGTCGCGAGCTTCAGTTCGGCAGCCGCGGCCTTGTATTCAGCTTCGGGGGTTTCGGTGGCCACGATGGCCTCCTATCGGAAAGAGGGCAGAGAGAAGCCCGCCAGCGCCGCGCGCACGGCCTGGGCTTCATGTTCGACCGCCTTGCCCTCTGCGCTCTCCCGAGCGAGTAGGCGTTCCAGCACCGAGGGGGCAGCACCCTCGGCCTGGGAGCGACTGAGGCCCAGCTTCTCCCGAAGCTCCTCCTCAACCTCTCGGATCTTGATCTCGTCCCCGACCCGGATGCGCTCTCCGAGCGTCTGGCCGATGCCGAGGGCGTGCTTGATCTGGTTGACGCGCGCCTGCTCATTGCAGGGGTCATCCACCAAGCTGATTTCATGCAGGTTCAGCGCCTTGATCGTGCGCCGCGGGCCGCCGGCAGACTTCAGGTTCAGCTGCGCCCCATTCGGCTTGACGTTGAAGCCGATGGAGAGCCCACCCAGGCCCCCGTCACGCACCTGCTCGTAGCGATACCGGCCGATATCAGTGTTCATGCCGGACAATTTGCCCTCGACATACACGCCTCGGCTGTCCTCCTCGACCACCCGCCAGGAACCGACGCCACGGACGCCGCCGAGGCTCGGTATGCCGTGGTTGATGTGCATCGGCAGCGCTCGGCCGGCAGATTTCCGCTCCGCCAGGGTATCTCGGAAGGCGCCGGGCAGGATCACGTCGCCGTTCTGGTCGATGTTGCCGAAAACGGCCCCATAGCCTGAGAATTCCCCGCTTTCGGGCGTCGTGGCTTTGATTTCGAGCGCCGTGGCGACGATTTCGTTGCGCATGGGGTCTACTCGCCTCCTTCCGGCGGTTTCGGAGCCGCAGGAGCGGCGAAATTCGTCCCGAGCTTGTCCAGGGGCAGCAGGTTGGACTGCACCGTGAGCACGTCGCCGCCAGGCCGCGGCGGGTCATTCTCCATGGCGCGCATCTCGTTACGGGTTTTGATGCCGTTCTGTGCGTAGGTCGCGTAGAGGGCAGCCCGACCGGCGCTGTCAGCGCGCAGAAGGCCTTCCAGGTTGAATTCTGCGTAGTAGCGGGCCCGCTCTTCGGCGCTCAGCAGCGACTTCTTGACCGTCTGCTCAATCTTCGTGAGGTAAGGCCGCAGCGAGAACGTCAAGAAGCCAATCATCTGCTGCTCAAGGCCGGTGCCCCAGCTGGTCGTCTTCTCGGTGTGGCCGACCATGAAGGGTGGCACGCGGTACCAGCGGCAGATTTCCTCGACGCTGAAGCCCATCACCTGGAGCATCTGCGCGTCTTCGGGGGTCAGGCTGATCGGCTTGTAGACAAAACCGCCCTCGACCAGCGGAATGCCGCCGGCTGCCTGAGCCTCCCGGAAACGCCGAAGCCACACGTCAGCATCAGCGCGCTGCGTCGCGTTCAGAGTGCCCGGCGCCTCCATGACACCGCTGCCGCGCAGCCCGTCAGCGTAAAGCTTGCTGGCCGCGGCCTCGGTCGCCTGCGCCATGCCGAGCGTATGGCGCGCCTGGGCCACCGGAGACAGCCCGACGAGGCCGTTCAGGCTGAAGTTCTTGAGGTGGAAAACCCGGTCTTCAGGCAGTTCGCGGACCTTGCCGCCAGTCTCGTTATACCGGTAGGCGAGCGATCCATTGCGGTCGCGCGTCACCGTCATCAACTCAGGCCGCAGGGGCGTCAGGGCGATCACCCGCTTGCCCGACATCTCCTTCTCGGCATACCCGTTGCCCCATGTGGCCATGCCGGCCACCATCGCTTCCCAGAACTCGGCAGCGGTCATATCGGCGTTCGGCTGATCGTGCAGCAGCCGGTACAGGTTGTGCTCCCTTGCAGGGTGCCGGTGCCCCTCTCCGTCCCTCTCGTAGAGCGAGAGGGGCAGGGTCGCGATGGTCTCCGCCAGCAGCCGCACGCAGGCCCAGACAGTGGCGATCTGAAGCGCGCTGTCCACCGTGACATGCTTGCCGGAATGGCTCATGCCACCCTGCGCGGGCGCCGCGTTCAGGCCGTCGCCCGTCGAGCTGGTGGCGAAGCCGAACAACCGCTCGATCTTGGCCGCTGTATCTGCGATCCAAGCCATCAGCCAAACACCGGGTTTGCCAGGAAGCCGCTCACGTCACCGCCTCCCTCGCCTTGCATTGCCCGCCCCAGCGCCATGATCAGCGCCACGACCCCGTCGATCTTGTTCTCAGGCCGCTCTTTGCGCGGGTAGACGTTGTCCTTGGCGTCTTCCTTGGCGACGACGTTGGAAATCATCCAAGTCATCACCGGGTCGCCGTCATGGCTGATCTGACCGGCCCTGATCAGGCCATCCAGGGTCTTCATCGGCTCGGAGAAGTTCAGCACCGTCGGCCGGAACTCGATGCAGGGCACCCCTTCGCCCATCAGCGCCGTCACCAGCATGGTTGCTTGGTGCGGGTCATAGGCCACCTCGCGCACCGTGAAGCGGCTGGACAGGTCCAGGATGTCCGCCTTGATCTGCTCGAAGTCGATGATCTCGCCATCCGTGACGGTCAGGCGCTTCTCCAAGGCCCAGCCCTGGTAATGCTCGTTCTCGCCGGCCTGAACCGTCGCTTCCGGCAGGTAATACTTCCCGAACCGGGCGTACCGGCCGCCAGACAGCGGGAAAAGGATCTCCAGCGCCGCGATATCGACCTTGCTGGCCAGATCCAGGCCGATGATGCACTCTTCGCCGGCGAAATCGTCCAATTTGAGGCCGTCAACCTCGCATTCGCGCCATTTCTGGACGTTGAAGTAGGCCTCTCGGGCGCCTACCCAGACGTTCAGGTGCTTGGTCTGAAAGATGCCCTGCTTGCGGGCGTTCGATACCGCCTCCCGCTGGCGCATGGCGAGGAAGTCGCCGGCCACGGAGACATCATAATTCGGGTTCGCCTTGCGAAGCGCGGCTTCGCTGGTCCAGTCATCGTCCGGGTCGATGCCGTAGATGAGCGCGAAGAACTCGTCGTTCTCCGTCACACCCTCCAGCACCCTTTGCGCTTCCAGTTGCAGCGCGTAGCAGGGCCCCGCCATGTTGTCGCCGGCGGTGGTGATGATCAGCGACAGAGGCTGCTCTCGGGCGCCCATGCCGGTTTCCATGGTGTCCAGCAGTTCGTCGGTCGCGTGCTCGTGGTACTCGTCCACGATGGAGCAGGAGGGCGAGGCGCCATCACCGGGCTTGCCCACGACCGGCTCGAACCGGCTGCTGTCCCGCAGGATATTGATGTTCGAGGCGTTGACCTCGATGCCGAAATGCTCCCGCAGCGCCTCATTCCGCTGCGCCATGATCCGCGCCGGCCGGAAGACCTCCCAAGCCTGCTTCTCGCTCGTGGCGCCGCTGTAGACCTCGGCACCGAACTCGCCGTCTGCGGCCAGCATGTAGAGGCCCACGGCGGCTGCGAAGGCGCTCTTGCCGTTCTTCCGCGGCACCAGCAGCATCGCCCGGCGGTAGCGGCGCATCCCGCTCGACACCCGGACCCAGCCGAAGATGCAGATCACCATGAAGACCTGCCAGGGCTCCAGCTTCAGCCGCTCGCCCTTGGCTGCCCACTTGCCCTTGGTGTGGGGCATCAGTTCGATGAACTTGCAGGCCCGAGCCGCCTTGGCATCGTCGAAGCGATAGGCGAAGTCGGGCCTCTTCAGGTCGTCCAGATGCCGCTTGCAGGCCAGCCGGACCCACTTACAGGCCAGGATCTTCCCATCCGCCACATCCCGGGCGTACTTGTTCCCAACCGCGATATAGGCCGTCATAGGTCTGCGAACGGGTTCTCGCTCTTGCCGGCCGGCGCCGACAGCCTGGCGCGCTCACTCGGCGTCATTCCCATCTCACCTAGGCAGCGCCGCATCTCGGCCGACTGTGCCGCGGTCAGTTCCGTGCCGGCGGAGCGCACATTCGCCAGGTTCCGGACAGCCAGCTCCACCAGAAGCCGATCAGAGCCAGTTAGGACGCCTCGGGGGGCGGAATTCGCCACCTCCCACCACAGCAGCTTCTGGTCAGGGGTCCAGTCGGCCGGCGGCCCACCCAAATCGCCCGCAGCTTCAGGCTCAAACTCGTTCAGTGGGCGCTTGCCAGGGTTCCCAGCCACGACCTTGAGGTGCGTCGCCGTCGGCTTGCGCCCTCGGGTCGCCATTGGTCACCTCCAATCCCGGAGTTCTATTCGCGGGCGCAGAAGAAAGGCTGGGGGCGCGGTCTGGATAGGTCCGAACTGGACTTTTGACCCGCCCCCTCCCGTCAGGAAGATTGGGCCGGCCCTTGATCTCGTTGCATCTCGGCCATTTCGAGCACGACGCTATCGCTCGGCACACTGAACCGGATGCCGGGTCGCATCACCTTCATGCTCAGCACCAACTTGCCCGGCTCCAGGGTCACAACCGCAGCCATGACGCGCTGCATCTGGATCCAGTCCGCGCCGTCATACACCTCGATCACCGAGGACTGAGGCTCGCCGTCACACGTGATCCGGACATCACCACGAGAGGGCTGGCTCATCGTCTCTGCTCTCCGCTCGCCGTCAGGCTTGAGTGACACGGCTTGCACAGCGGCCTCAGGTTTGATCGCACCAGCCTGAGATCAGGCCGCACAGCGATCGGCACGATGTGGTCCACCTCGGACGCTGGCACGATCAGGCGCTTGGCTGAGCAGAACCGGCACAGCGGTTCCTCATCCAGCACGACCAGACGCAGCCTCTGCCACGTCGCATCGTAGCCTCTAGAGGCTGCCGAGCCGCGCCACTTATCCAAGGCTGCCAGTTGCTCCCGCCTCACCTCTGCCGGCTTCCAATGCGGCGGGCGGTGGACGGGAGGACGAGAGGGCAAGGCGCACTCCAGATACGACAAAGCCCCGGGAGCGTGGGCTCCTAGGGCTCTGAACTCCGGGCGCAATTCTCCCCGAACCTCTTTCACCTATTTAAGAATGCGCCTTTCGTCAAGGATTTTCTTGGCCTGCGCCGCCCAGAAGTTGCAGGCAGCGTCCAGTCCATCCCTCAGCAGGCTCAGACCATTGGCCATCTGCGGGTAGCCGCCTGCTGCAACCTGGGCCACAGCATGCCGGGTCCGAGGCGGCATGGCGTCCAGCACTCGGCAGTACTCCTTCCAGCACTCGGCCTGGTGGTCGCTCATCTCACCCTTCCCACCGCCTGGCTGGCCCATCAGGTTGGCGGTCAGCGAGCCGATGCGTGGCCTGCCCTTGTGGTACAGGCGGGCCAGACGACGGGCGGCGTAGAGCTGGCGGTCGTTCAGGAGAGAGCCGGTCTCGTAATGGTCGATCGAGGTCTTCTCGGCAGGGCGCTGTGGCGGCACGTCTTCGTGGGCGCCGCGGTAGGCGTCCAGACGCTGTTGCCTTGCCTTGGCCAAGGCCAGAGCTTCGTCGCGTTCGGCATCGGACATGCACCAGGGCCTCACGGTTTTGGAGAGATCGAGTTCCCCGACAGAGCGGGTGATGGGGTCGATGGCGCGGCGGAAGCCAACCTGGAGCGCGCGCTGTGTCACGGACTGGCTCATTGACGCCGCTCCTTCATGAACTTCCGGGCAAAGAGGCAGATGTCGATCACGACCCATGCCGCGACGAGCCATGTGATCAGGCTGACCTGCTCTCGCGCGTCAGAGACGAGGATGCGGATGGCAAGGATGATGAGGAGCAGGAAGATCATCCCCCCACCCCCTCCTGTCCGTCCGCGGCTCCGGGGCGGGCGGCGAGTGCGGCTGCGTAGGCGGTGTGTGCGATGCCGCCGCAGCATCCGATCGCCATTGCGATGGCCTCGGCCTGCTCGTCAGTCATGTTGCTGGCGTTCGGCACCACTACCAAGCCTTGCGCGGCGATGGCGGCGAGGATGCGTTTGGCGTCGTCCGTGCAGAGTTGCCAGTTGTGCTTGCCGTCCGACACGACCTCGTCGGCATCACCAGCGCCGATGTCGGACCCCCAGACAGCCCTCGCCACAGCCTCCACCAGCGCGTCAGGGTGATGGGTCATGGCTTGCCTCCTGCGTCCACGCGGGCTTGCTCGGCCTGCTTGATGTATCGGCTGTAGCGGATGAGGCGCCGGGCCATTCCAAGGCGATTGGCGATGACCTCAACGCAGAGCCAAGTGAACAGGAAGGCCAGGGTGATGCCTCCTATGGCCATGGCGCCGTAGCCGATGCCGAAGGCCAGTGCGTTCACAGCGACACGAATGCTGTCCATCACCTTCTCCCCATCCATTCGATCACCCGCACCACGCCTTTGATCAGCCTCCAGAGGTCGCGCATCAGGGGCTGTCCTGGGGTGGTGTGCCATTGGCCGCGAAGTCGTAGGCAAGCAGCCACTCGGCCCATTCGTCGCTCAGGGCTTCGAACGGATTGTCCGAGGGCATCAGGCCCTTCGTGAAGGCTTCGAGGCCAAGGGCACCGGGGGCCACCACCCTCCCCACCTCGCCCGTGCTCGTGCTCTGGTTGGCGCGGTCAGTCATGGGCGGGGCGCTCCTGATTGGCTCTCTCGGAGAGTTCACGGGCCGTCTTGTGGCAGGAGATGGCGAAGGAGCGGACGGCTTCTGGTCCATCGCCCTCTTGCCCTTGCGCTTCCATCAGGGTCGCAAACTTC